GTAAGGGAGAGGAATCAAAAATAAGTTCAGTTCGTTTATCACCTTTAGATCTAAGTTTAGTTACATCTGCTTTTCTTGGTTGCATATAATCTGCAACTTCTTGCCAATGGGTTTCCCAATTTTGTCTTTGTGCTGATAAACGATCAAATCTTTTTAATATGCTTTTTGATAAATCTGTTTTTGCCATTATGAACCTAATAAACTTCTTCTACCTAGAGTTACTGTTTGATCTTCAACACCTCTTGGTCCAGTTAATACTGTTGCTGATCTTCCTTTTCTTTTTGTTCTTAAACTATCGTAACCATCCATACTTGTTGCTGTTGCTTGAGAAACTTCTGCTGTTGTTGGAGATGGTGTTGGTGGTGCAACAGGAGTAGGTGCAGGTTTTGGTCTTGGTCTAAAAGGTTTTGGTACTACTCCTCCCATAATTATTCTCCAAATGTTAAAGAAGATTTAGTTTCTTTAGTTTCTTTTATTTTTGGTTTTTTAATTTCTTCTGTCAAAACTAAAGGTTCTTCTTTTTTAATTTCTTTTTTAACAACCTCTTTTGCTTTAGGTTTTCTTTTAAAAATTTTTTTAATTTTCTCTAACATTTAACCTCCAAGCAAAGTTTTTCTTTCTACTTCTGCTTCTTCCTCAATACCTAATGGACCAGTTAATATTGTAGACTTTCTACCTCTTCTTCTTCTTTCCATCGCAGCTTGCTCTTGCTGTATTCTTTGTTTTTCTTCTGCCGACAATTCTGCTTTTGGTGGCTCTGGTGCAGGTTGCACAGGTGGTAGTGGTGGCATTTTTGGTTTAAATAATGATCCCATATTTATATAATCCTGTATTCATTATCTGCTACACTTTGTGGAGCAGTTTGTCTAGTGTTTAATTCTTGTAAGCCAACAGACAGATACCTCATGCTATCACAAGCATGACTCGACCAATCGTGATTAGGTTTTGATCGGAACATTCTGTTTTTGTCAACATACTTCCTATGGTAATGTCTTAACGCATCTATTAGTTTTTTGCAATGATCTACGTCAATATAGCATCTTGGCAAAGTCATTGTGGTTGCATGAATACCATCTTCTAGCGGAATCTTTGGCACGACTTTGAAGCGCACACCTAATTGGTAGGCTACCTCTCTTCTTGTTTTGCCATTACTAAAATCTGTAACTTCAATATCATGTGGAGCAAAGTGATCTTTGTAGATATATTCTTTACCATTTATAACTTCTATATAGTGCGGTAAACCTTGACCGCGTTCCTCATAATAATCAATAATGTTTATTGCTGATCCTAACTGTTGAAAGAATATAATCGCGGTGTGGTCTGAAACTCCAAGATCCCATGCAGTAGAGACAGGCAAAGAAGGATCGTAAGGTACTCTTCTGATCTGCTGCTTATCTTCCATTTTTGTTAGAACTTCTCCGTATATTGCGCCTTCAATATTAGCAATCCAATCGCACTCAAACTCTTGCTGATACTTCTTCTCTCCCATAACTTCTTTTGCTTTGTCTAATTCATCTTGATCAACTATCTTTGTTTGACTAGCTTTAGCTTTGTAATGAAACCAATCTTCTGCGCTTTGCGCGTGCTGGTATAGATCATAAAAGTTATTGTTCATGCCAGCAGGAGTACCAATAAAGACACAGTAGCCTTTTCTGTCGGATAGAGCCGGTCTAATTATTTCTGGAAATAGTTTTTCGGATACGTTTGCGTATTCATCGATGACACACCCATCTAGGTATATACCCCTCAAGCCGTCTGAGTTCTCAGAGCCTAGCAAAGTAATACGAGAGCCATTAGGTAAATCAACTCTTAACTCTGTTTCATTGAACTTAGTGTTTGGGATTTTTGCTGTAAACTGTTTTACATAATCCCATGCTATTGCTTTAGCCTGCTTGAAGGTAGGAGCAATGTAAGCAAATCTAGGATTCTTAGCTTTGGTCAACAATGCTGACCTAATTAGGTGGTTGATCATACATACTGTTTTGCCAAACCTTCTGTGGCAAACTAGCACACTCCATCTATATCTTGATATTTCTTTGTGTAAGAACGATTGATGTCGTCTAGGCGTGTAAGGTATTTTGATCTGCATACATTAGTGAACTTCTTTGCTCTGCATTTCCTCATTTAAAGGATGATAATCAAATCCTAATCTGTTCATAGCATAGATTGTAAATAGTTCTGCAGCATCCTTATTTGGCATATTAAAGAACTTAATTACTACATTGTTTGTTTTCTCTTCAATGTAGCAAACACAATCCATATCTTCTGATGAAAAATAGTTCATATACTACATATAGTCTTTTTAGAATTATTTTAAAATAAAAAATAAAACATGAATAAGATTGAATAATTAGCGCAGGGTGGTTTTGAGGGTGTCTATGTGTTTGTTTATATTTCCCAAGTATATATATATAATAAATATACACGCGTTGCGCGGGTGTACCCGGGTGCAACAAATCAAAAAATATACTTTATATTATCTCAAAAAGAGATTTGATAATTTATGATTATTAATAGCAATCAAAAAAAACTTTTAAAAAATAGGTCAACATTATTGACCCGTTATTTATGTCGCATAAAAAAAGTTGGCGCGCTCAATAAAAGAATTGCAACAATTCAACCTACTTCAACCTTCTTTAATTCTCTTTTAACTGGTCTATTAATTACATTAGAATAATTCTAATTTATAATCTGCGTCAATTTGTCAACTATCATTTTATAATTACATGAATAAATTTTTTACAAATAAACAAAAAAGAAAGGATATAAACATGAGTGCTTATCAAGTTGATTATGAAACTATTGGAAGAGTATTAAAAGCAATCAGTAAATCTGGTTGTTATGGTCCAAAGTTTAAAGAGATTGAAAAATTAAAAGAGCAATATAACAAAAATGCTGGAGTTGTTTTTGATCAATTATTAAATTTAAATAGATTATCATTAAAACAACGATATGAAGATGCTGAAAGTATGTTTTTTGAAGTCAATAAATCCAAGGCGGTTTGGTTTTCGCGTCAACCGGGTCATGATGATTATCAGTTATTAAAATCATTAAATTGTTTTTTGTATCAAAGTTGTGAAGGCAAAGCATCTAAAACAAAATTATATAAAACAATTGACGCTATAAGTAATAATTTTGCTCATACATTAGTTGCTAAAACTAACGGCTATAATAACGCTAAATGGAGTTAATTAAATGAAGGATCTATTATTAAAAATAGCATTTATTGCATTTACTACCATTTTTTTAACTTCATTATTTTTATATATGCTTCATTTATGGTCCATAACACCTGCGACAATATGACAAGTATAATAAGAATTAAATATAATTAGTATCAATTAAAAAAAGAAGGGAATAAAACATGATACATATAAGCAAGATGACCGGTAAACTTGAAGGATTTCAAGCTATATCAACCAATACTACAACCAATAATTATTGTATTAAGCAATATACAAAGCAAGATAAGAATAATATTTGTACTTATTGCTATTCAAATGAGATGCTGCGGACCTATAGAAAAAACATGGCGCCAGCTCTTCAGAGAAATACTGACTTGATAGCATCCAAAGTATTACATCCTGACGCGTTGCCGGTAATTAATAGCGCATTTTTTAGGTTTAATGCTCATGGTGAGTTAATAAACGAATTTAATCTAATTAATTATGTTAATATCGCAATAAAAAATCCGCATTGTACGTTCTCTTTATGGTCTAAAAGATACGACATTGTTTACAAGTATTTTAAGGATCATGACAAGCCGAAAAATTTAATATTGATTTACTCAAACCCAAAGATCAATCATATACTTGAGAACGTGCCTAAATATTTTGACAAGACTTTCAATAACGTACAAGAAGATTTACAAAAGCCGCGTCAAAATTGCACGGGTCAAAAGTGTAAAGATTGTCTATTGTGTTATAAATTTAATACTACGAATATCATAGTTGAGAAGGTTAAAACATACGGCAAGAAAAAACTAAACCAAAAAATGAAGGGGGAATAATGAAAAAACAAATAAATAAATATTCAATTGATAAGTATTTTAAAAAGCTTGAGATTGATACTGAACGTAAAACACCGGTTGATATAAAAGAGTTTATAAAATCTAAAAGGTTCTCGGATAGTCTCGGAGACATGATCAAAGTTGGTGACATGGATTTTATTCACTTGATTAGATCGCTAAAGAAAGATTGTGATTTTTGGCTTAATGCATATCTCGATATGAAAAAACATCATAGAAGTTTTAAAGATAAAATAAAACAAACTAATTACGAGGTGATAATAAATGATAATCTATAAAAAATGGAAGGATCGATATTTAAACTTAATACAGAAAGCAAGTGATCGATTTGGTTGGAAAGCGTCTGATTGTAATCCATGGTTTTATATAATCTATGATCACCTTCACCGGTCCAATGCTGACAGCTTGAGAGAATTTAAAAGAAAACTAAAACAAAAAAGTGAGGAATAAATGAAAGATATTGAAGGATTATATTTTGTTGATGGTGTAGCAATAGAAAAAGATTTACAAAATGGTCAATCAATCTCTATTGCATTTGCAGATAGTAACAAAACAGCTTTAAGAATTGCTAAAGGTTTGAATTGGTTAGATGAAATGGAAGAAGCTGATCAAATTGAAAGAGAAGGAGAACAAGGAGAGGAGGAATAATGGCAGTAGATTTTGAGGCATTAGACTTTATTAGAACTCGGAATAAAGTAAAAAACCATGAGCGAAAAATGACAGAGCAACAGAGAAAACATGAGTTGTTTATTGATGCTAGAAGTCAACTCGATAAGCTTGCCAATGCATACAACAAAGCAGAAAACCTAGAGTTTAAAAAACTTTATAAAGATAAATGGTTTAAGTTGGTAAAAGAATATGCAAAAAAAATAGAAGGGAGATAATATGAGTAATTGTTATGACCATAAAATAAAAATGAATATGTTGAGAGATAAACCAATAGGAACATTAACAGGTGTAAGAGAAGAACTAGAATACAATAAACTTAAACTTACAAATTGGTTTTATAATCAATTAAAAATGTATGAGTATGCAGAAGATAATATTGAAACTTGGTACAAAAATTATAGAGGTTTCAATGAATAAATATAATTTAGAAGAGTTAAAAAAACAAACTCTAATAAATATTTTGAGTGCAAAAAAAATTATATTCACTCATTATAAAAATAAACAATTAAAACAGAGAGGTAAAAAACAATGCAAACTACATACAGTTCAATAGAAGGTTGGTTGCAAACTGCAAAATCAAATGAGGCTACAGTATATCATAAAGGATATTTAGCTAAAGATAGATTTTATAGTAATGAAACAAGAGACATTGCAAACTTAATGTTAAGATCATCGGATAATAATATTGTGGTCCTATATCAAAAACGCGTTAGCTATGGTACGCCAAGTAAAGACCCGGTATACAATTACATTGCTAAAAAAATATAGAAAGTAATTAATTACTCCTCTGTGGGTGTCGAGACTTCCTCGGCACTCACGTCAATTAAATCTTCCGTGTTATCCTCCCATGAGATTGTCATTTTCTGATCTATATTCTGTTTAATAGGTTTGTTATCTGAATATAAATCTGTGAGTTTATTGGCAAGAAAGGTAATGAACTTTGTTTTCTCACGGATCCACAGTATCGCGTTAGGATTTTCTATTTCTTGATACTTAAAGACTTGCAATAACTTATCGATTAAAGTTTGCACACCATATTTTCTAGCTTCCGTGATCTTTATTTCTAACTCTGGATTTTTTTTTAAGTACGCGTAGAACTTCATCAAGCTGAAGGGATATTGTTTTGAATCTTCCAGAATCTCGGTAAGGGTTTCTCCCTTTGCGAGTTTCTCGCATATTATATCTGCTTGGTTGGTTGTTATCAATTCCGGGTTTGATTTTTTGGTAGTAATATTCTTTGAGCTGGTCATCAGTATAATTCTTAAATTGTATTAACTTTGATAGTTGTTTAATTCTAGTTTCATCAGAGTAATTTTTTTTAAATCCCTTAACATTTTGGTAGCCGTGATATTTACATTTATAAGTATTATTTGCAAGCAGATAACCCTTCATTTTACACGGGATCTTTAAACCTTTACGAAGTCCAGCACGGGTATGACCTTGACAGAATACTTTCCGTTGCGGTCTACCTACCATTTTTTAACCATGGTTTAATACCATTCCGAATATTATATTCCTTTTTACGTTTATAATTTATGTTATTATTCTTGGACATATCCTTTAACGCACTTAATATTTTATCCGAACTAACATAAGTTTTATTTTCGTATTGTTGTTTATGTTCAATAGCTAGCTTACATAAATAAACATTTGTTTTATCTTCTTGTAATTCGGCAATAGGGAGCTTGGATAATTCCTCTATTATTTTCTCCCTATTCCCTGCTAGACTTTTAACAATCTTACTAACATTATTATTAATGTATATTGTTTCTTCTAATGTAGCTAATGTTTGGCTATCTGGTGTAGAATATTTAGCTATCTCGGTTTTTTCATAAGTGTTTTCAGCTTTAAGAAAGACATCATTAACAATATAAGTTTTACCGGACCTACCTCTAATATCAGAGATTATATTTAGTTTAACTAATTTAGAAATAGCAGTTTTAACAGTGGCTCGACACAATCCTGTGTCTTTAGCGATAGTTTCGTGCCTTAATTGTGCCTTATATCCATTCTTCTTCCATGCATATTTCATAATAGATAAGAAAACATTTAAACAAGTTGATTTTTCTTCTCCATTTAAGATATTTAGATGATGATATAGCTTATAAGTGACGTGCAAAAAGCCTCGAGTAGTTATATTCATATTTTTTTACATCCTTTTTTGTGGTGGTCGTGCAAAGAGAGTAGTACATCGACCCATTGTTGCTCATTCATGTGCTGAAATTCTGTTTTAGAGCTACGTATACGCTTAATTCTAAATTCTAGGCTAGTTGGGGTGCGTTCCTTATAGAATACTAAAAAACAGGGTATATTTAAGCGTTCAGCGACTATCTTTGAAAGGGTTGTGACCTTATATTTCTGACCTTTATCATAACACGTCTCAATAATAGCTAATGGCTCATAACAATGCGCGCAGCATTCAACACTATCAATATCAATCATGGCAATGCCGTCATATTTCCGGTGGAAATCATTATAAATTCCATTTGAGAATGCGTATGTATATCTAGCCATTTTTCCTCAGTTCATAAATGTAAATATTTTTACCTAATGTATTTTTATAATATGCTTTACCAGAATCTAATGCATCTTTTAATCTTTGTGCATAAGGTTTTAATTTACCATTATATTTAGTTCTAACAGCTTTATCGTGATATAATTTATTATTAAAAAATATTACCTTACCTTTATTAGTCATACCTAAATATTTAAAATTACTAGCTTTATAAATAGTACCTTCATGATTATATGTTTTATCAGCATAACTAATAACTTTAGTGTAATTTGTATTTTTTTTTAACCAACGTAAAGTAAAACCTATAAAATAACTTTCAGTATTTTTAGGTGTATCATCTATGCAGCATAATCTACGCAGCTCTATTAAATCTTTTTCTTTTGAAACATATTTTTTCCAAACATTTGCCATTGCAATTTGACCATACATCATAGCACCAATAATTTTATTATTATTCATTAATGAAAAACAATAATTAGATTTAAGACCATTAATATTTTTAGAATAATGCCAAGTTTCTATGAAATCTTTTATATCCTTTCTATCACATATTTTTACTTTATATTTTTTAACACTCACTTATTTTTTAACATCCTTATCTCATTATCTTTTTGTTCAATTTCTTTCTCAAGTGCTAAAATAATATCAGTTTGTTTTTTTATAAATTTTTTTGTGCGCTTTAATTCGAACTCACAATCTTTTAATTTGTCCGGACAATCAACCTCATCAAAGATCTTTGAGTTTGTCATTTTAATACTTCTATTTTTTTAACAACTGATCTAGGGTATACTGTAGTATTACCAACTGTAAGTGTGCCGTCATCATCGAAACTATGAGACGCAAAAATAATTAATTTCTTTGGATCCTTATGTAAAAGATAGCCGGTATCTTCACACCAAGAATAGACTTGATCTTTAGCCTTATCCAAACTCATCCATTCAGAATTAGAAACTATATCCTGCCAATAAATTCTAACTCTTTTATATTTAAATTTATTTTGTGGCTTCAAAGTACGCGTCATATAAATCCTTGTAGTCAACTTCTTTATTAGTTATCTGTCTAATTTTTTCAACAACGTGTGGTTTTGGGAACCTCTTTTCTATACAAGTCAAGCAAATTTTTTGTGCTGATGCGGCAGGATTTATACCTTTATAATGTAGCATTTGACCTAAATTGTAGTATGATATTTTGTTTTTTTTTCGCCAATCTTCTAGATACATAAATCTCCTTATATTTTTTGGTTATATATAACAAAGATATTTTATTTGACAATAAATTTGTTATGTGTATACAGAATAAAAAACATGATTTTAAAAAAAGATTTAATTAATAAAGCATTTAAATTTTATAATGGTGGTAAAGGTTTGGATCATTGGTCCTACTCTTCAACCAGTTCACCATTTGCAAAGAACATAATTAATTATTATTTTCCTCAAGAAGTTAGACGTAAGTTCCCATTTAGATACCCGGGAGATTTTGGTAACCTAGTTAACAACACAGTACAAAGAATGTTAGCTGATGTTTTGTATGTTGAGGGTAGAAAAAGATTAACAGAGTGGAATAGAGAAGCAGCATACGAAGATGAATTAAAAGAGTATCATTCCAAACTACCGGTAGATGATAAGGATAAGTTTGGCAGGAAAGAAGTTTTAAATTATGTTGAGCCATGCATTAAGTTAACAAAAAAAGTTGTGCAAGAAATTATAAAAGATAAAAAATTAGTTTGCGAAAGATACATAGATCATCAAGAAGATCTAATGATAAAAAAAATTACCGGAAGAATAGACTACGAAACAAAACATAGTTTTATAGAATTAAAAACAAAACCACCAAAGACATCAAAGATTAGAAACAAAGATGAATTTAAAATGAGATCGCAGGAGCTACCTTTAGAGCCGCAGATCGAACACTTAACACAGACTTCATTCTACTATATGGTAACAAAGAAAACACCTTACTTGGTTTATACAAATGATAAAGAGGTAAAAGTTTTTGATGATAGCCATGAGTTAATGAAGCACGATCATTTAGAACATCTATACAATAAGATGATACAAAAAATTTTATTGTGGGAGAAGATGATTATGTATTGTGAAGGAGACATTGAGAAGTTAGCTTTGATGATGGATCCTCCAGATATGGATCATCCTTTTTATTATAGAGATTTAACAAATGATCAGAAACAATTAATCAACAAACTATGGGGAATAAAATAATGAAAAACCAAATATATAAAAAACTACACGCAGCTTGTATTAATGCAGGTGGTGTAAAGAAAGCAGAAAAAAAACCGGGTATGAACTATAATCCATTGTTGCATGATGCAGTACAAGAAGTTGCTACCCAAGCATTGTTAGATGTTGGTCTATATCCAACTTGTAATTACAAAACAGAAATGAAAGAGAAATGTGTTTTTGTAACTTGTACAATGAAAGTACATGATGTTGATAGTCCAGAAGATTTTATAACTATTGATGGATGTTGCGCTATGGGTAATCTAGATAGATTTGGAACTGGTAATGCAATGTCGTATTCAAGAAAGTATGCATTCTTAAATCTTTTAAATCTTAAAACAGGAATCAAAGATGAAGAAGGATATGAACTTAAACAAGATGCAAACGGAAGAGATGAGTTTGATTTTGATTTTGAACCTAATTCTACGGCAAAAGCTGCAGGATCTGTATTGAATAACAATGCAGCAAATATAAAAAGGAGACAAAATGGATAATAAATCCAATGACATATATATCAATATAGTTAAAAACCCAGCGTGGCAACCGGGTAGCAATCAACCAATTTACATTGGTCCACCAAATACGGATAGACCAGATAAGAATTGGCGTATTGGTAAACAAATAAATGGTGTATGGTATAATCCAGCTGTATTTCCAACTAAAGATAAAGACGGAAATAAAGTTGAAGGTGGATTAACAATTAAGTTATCACCCTCTACATCTACTTCTAAATCTAGTAAAAAAAATGACTTTGCTTCTACATCTAGTAGTGGTAAAGATGAGTATACTTTCTAATTTTGGATATTAGAGTCTTTTAGAAAGTATAGTTTATATAGGTGGGGTAGGGTTTTTTTCCCTTTCTTTCATGTTTCCCTATCCCGCCAAAAGAAAGGAATTATGAATAAAAAAATTACAGAAATAGATCCAGAGATTAAAAAGAAGATAGTACAAGATAGAGAAAAAGATTATGGAGACTATCAATATAACTTCACTGTACTAGCAGAAATGTTTACGCTTGTATTAGCAGACAACTTAAAAAAAAGAATTAAACCGCATCAAGTAGCACAATTGATGATGACCCTTAAATTATTTAGGTCTACAAGAGGTTATAAAGCTGATAATTATCACGATTTATCAGTGTATAATGACATGGCATTTGCCTTACACAAAAAAGATATAGACAAAAAGGTATAGATATGCATAAATACAGACGAATCATTAACGGGGAGTGCAGTTTTCAGATAATTGAACTCTTTGATGATGCAGAGAAGGCTACAGACACGAAGAATGAAGGTGAACCTGTAGAATGTAAGATCAAAAATTTAAAGATTGATTTTACAAAAGTAACAAAGGAGAAGGATGAAAAGCAACAGCAAAGTTCGGATCTACGACAAGCTGAAAAAAGACTTTGATCTAATTTTAAAACATGAAGGTTCGGGTCAATGTCTTAAAACTTACAATGCTTTCAAAAGAATACCAAAGCATTGGAGTAGGATTGTTAAGATCGAAAACGCAGAAGCTAAAAGAGCTAACGCTTAATCGTTAGTTCATTTTAAAAAAACATGACAAAAACTGTAGGGGATTTATGACCATAAATGTAAGCACACACTATCAAAAACACAAAAAGAATATAGATCAAAATCATTTTATCTATAAAGTAAAGAAAGCATTTTACCTTCTTACGAATCAAGAAGAAAGATTATATGAGGTAGGGTTCTCGGAAGGATTTTTATATGCTGCAAAACTTTTACAAAAACAACCAATACAAGATAGTAATGTAAAGAAGATAATTGGTTATAAATTAAGACGACCAAAACCTTCTGATGTTCAAGCAGTAATTAATAAAGTATGTATATTTTTTGAGGTCCACAAAGAAGTTTTGATGAGTAAGAGTAGAGCTGAAGAAATACTACGAGCAAGAAACGTAGTACATAATTTATTATTTGAAAAATATAATATAGGTTTAAGTGAAATAGGTAGATACTTTAATCAAGATCATACTACTGTATTAAATTCTATTAATATGAAAAAAGATCAAAGAAGGTTTTGGAGTCCAGAACAAAGTCTTTGGCAAGAATACGAGAATATAAAACAAAGCATTAAATAAAACTTCTGTATCGTCTTACCTTACTTGCAATACCTTTTGGTTGTTTACTAAATTGTTTACCAGATCTTTTAGCTCTACGTTTAGCTCTTGTCGTTGCCGCATACTCCGCAGCACTTAGGCTCTTTATTGCTGCAGATGGCAAGTATCTTTCTCCAGTAACACTTGATTTTTTTCCAGATTTTGTTCGCCATTTTTGTTTACCCCATGCCTTTAAACTTCGTTGTGATTTACTTAACGCCATTACCTATACCCACCACCTTTTGCTTTGTAAGTCTTAGCAAGTAGTTGAGCTTTCCTAGCGGACCATTGTCCAGCAGCAGTACCCATAGTTCTTCGAGCCTTTATCTGCTGAAACAATCTCTTTCTTAAAGCAGGTTTAGTATAATTACCAGCTTTATTTACACTACTTTTTTTTGCCATTTTTCTTTTTCTTCTTCATCTTTGAAGCTAGAATTTTTTTCTTCAAAGCTGGTGGAAGTGTTCTCTGTTTAGCTGTTAACATTAGTATTTACCTTTTGATTTCATCTTCATACCTTTTTTCTTAGCGTATGCTTTTGCTTTTTTCTTACCAGCTTTCGTGTAGCTGAACTTCTTTTTTCCTACCATTGGCATATTGTTTCTCCTTTAATTTACGTTTACAATAGTTATCAAAACAAGAACCATCTTTACCATCATGGCAATAATATTTCTTGTTGTTATAACTTATAATCCATCCGCCTTCATTACTCAATAGCTCTCTATTACATTCTTCACAAACACCACAAAGACGTACAGAATTTTGTTTCTTCCATGTTTTCTTTTTCATTAACAGTTCCAAGCTCTCAATGCTTTATTAATCCTACTATTAGGATCTCTTGCAGTTTTTCTTGAAGTTAATTTCTTCTTCATACCTTTCATCCTCGCACAGAAGCTAGCTCTACGTTTGTTGCCTACCTTTTTACTTGGTGCTTTTAGATTGCCGCCAGTAGCTCTGTTGTAAGCACGTCTACCTCTAGCGTTTAATCCACCTTTAGGATTCTTTCCTGCTTTACGTTGCCATAGTGGTGTCTTTGCCATAATTACTCCAGTATAAGTGATTTGATAGATTTTTCACCCATATAAATTTCTGTTTCTGCCATAGATTTAATACATTGATACTCTATATTTTTTGATGTACCTCTCGAAGCAACTCTTTTACCTTTCAAGCATTCACTCATAGAGTTTTGTATTCTATGCTCCTTGATCTCTCCATTAACTATTAATAAAAGTGCTATTACAACCTCGGTCAATGTGTGCCTCCATTAGTATATTTCATTTCTCTATTTTGATCTTTTAGTTGCTCAATATCTTCTAATGCTTTGTCTAACATTTTTTCAATATGTTGCAACATAACTTGATTGTGAATGTTTTTATCTAAAAGCTCTTGGTGTTTTTCTACAGTTTCGTATAGATCTTCGAGAAGTAGATACTGTTCTTTGTCTACAGTAGTTTGTTCACTAGCCTTTAACAAATCTGCATTCATTAATTCTCTTGATGTTTCAAGTGAAGTAAGTCTAGCAGTAATTTCAGTGTAAGCAAAAATACCCATAGCAACACCAATGATAATACCAACCATGTTTTTAATTGGCATAGCAACATTTGTATTCTCACTTATCTTCATTTCTTTTTCTTCTTTTTAGGAAAAAAAATTCTATCAAGATGTTCTGCAAATTTATCTAGTGCAGCAAAGAATTTATAAATTATTTTATCAATCACATTCCACCTCTATTCTTAGCTTTGTAAGATCTTTTTTTATGTTTATTCATACTAGACATCTTGGGTCGTTTACCTATGCTAGTTTTTTTTGGAATTCTTTCGTGAGGAATAAACTCTTTTAGATTTCTTTTTGCCATACATCTTACCTGTTTGCTGAGACTTTAGAGTAATCTTAGTTCCAAACTGTTGCGAAAACATTTTAGCTATTTCTTTACTCATTACTTTTTACCTTTAAATATTTGTGTACCTTTTATTCCGTAAATGCTCGCCACAACAAGGATCCACAAATTTGTGAACCATGAAGGGAGCTGTTGGAACTGTTCAAAGAACTCTTTTATTTTTTCTGCTGCACCCGGATCATCACTGAAAACTCCGTAAGCAATCACTAATATCGGCAGCGTTAATACGATCAACACGAACTCGTCTTTCCAGTCTGATTGTCTTGCCTCAAGAAGTTTTCCAGAATATTCTAACTCACCTTTAGCCATCTTCTCTGCATGAGCTGCTTGAGCATCTGCCATACGCATTTTAGTTTCTTGTTTCTTTTTATAAATATGCGTACCTGCATTCAAAGCTAATTTAACTGCACTTAACCACATTATATTAAATCCTTTGCTTTACCTATTATTGGTTTATACTTTGTTTTACCCTCAGATCTGTAAGCGTGCAAGAATTGTTTTCTAGGATCTTTATCAGTAATACTGCAGTGAATCCAACCAGAATTAGGCTCACCTACTTTATAATACTCAAGAATTAATTGATCATAGTCTAGGTTTTTATTAATCCAATCAGCAAGTTCAGCGTTATCTGTACCCATCACCTCAAAATCTGCCGCTTCAGCTTTGGCATGCTGTGAATTTACAGAGCTACCAATAGCTACGCATAGCTGCTCAGATCTAAATCCAGACGTTACCTTTACTCTACCAAAATGGTCCCGGACCGGTTGTAGTATAGTCTCGCAAAGTAATTTTAATTTTTCTATTTGATCTGCATTAGGATTGTTATCGATACCTTTTCTAATTGCAGTATCTGATTTAATTAGTTCTTGTAATGTAAAGTTTCTTGATAAGTTCATTCGTATATTATTTTCACTCCTAATTTTTTTTGTTCTTTAGTTGTATGACGTAAAATTAAATCTCCTTTAGTATTTCTTTTACAACCATCTTTGGGTGTATAATCTTTTTTTCTATAATTTTTACTTTTAACATCATAAGCAGTATACTCACCTGTAGCCATATTTAAAGTCACAATATCTACTGGACCCAGACCGCCAACAGGCGTAAATACAATAAGATTAGGATCTTTTGCAAGACGTAATTGTGCAGTAAGTTCTGAAGTTAAACCGGTTATAGCTTTTTGCCTTCTAGCCATTAAATTTAAAGAAGCCAACAATAGCTGCTATTAAGCCTGCCAAGAAAACTAATACATGAACTGCACCTTTACCCTTGTTCATATCCTTTCTTAGATCTTTGATGTCTTGTCTCATCTCATCGATTGCTTTGAATAATGTTTTCATTCTTTCTGCACAGATAGCTTCGTGCTTAGATATTCTATGACCTAGTGATGCCTGTACCAATTCATCTGTTTTCTTTTTTCTAGGCATCAGATAATCCTTTACATTCAAATTTTATAACGATCTTATCTTTCTCGATAACATCTTTAGGGAACTCTTCATACTCTTTTAAATTTCTAAAAGTTTTTTGTGCGATTGCATAACCTGCATTGACGCAATCATAATGTGATATGAATTGATAACCAGATACTGAGCTGCTAGTACATTGACCTGTGTTCATGCTACACATATACAGTATCAATAGGTATTTCATTATGGTTTAGTTGGAAACACAACAGCTTCTACTTCAGCAACTGTAGTCAATCCATTAGTTATATCTCTTAGCGATTGTCTGTAAGTTCTCATTTCATCAGACAAAGTTTGATCTGATAAAGCATAATGATCTGTTTCTGATAACTTTCTATTTCTATCTTGTCTTAAATTAGCCATAGCTCTATCAAAAGCACCAGCTTCCCATGCTGCTTCCTCTGCTTGTCTTGCAGCTATTTCTTCTGGTGTTAGTTCTACCTGTATTCCATTTACTAATTTATGTGGCATAATAATCTCCTAATTTATTTTCACTAGCTATGCTAGTGCTTTATAATTTAATTAACTCCATATAGCAAGATGTCTCCACTATCTATGTTTCCACTATCTAAAGAAAATTGAACACCATCTATTGCAGATGTTGTATTGCAGTATCCAGCAACAAAAACTTGTTGTGAATAATTTAATTCACCATAACAATTTGATACTGAAATAAAATGTTTTACAAAAGTTGTGCTACTTGGATTAAATAAATGTAAATGACCACTAGCACTTTGGTCATTGTCATTTCCAATATTCATAGCTATTTTTTGTGCATCTGTTGATTGTGCTAAATCTCTTGAAGTTAAATAACCTAGAACAGCATCACTATCATCTTCAAAATTATATGCTCTAAAAAATGTCGTTGTTTTAGTTGCATCATAAGCTGATCCACCATCTCTAAAATTTACTTGAAATCTTGCACCATCAGTAGCTGGGTGTATGTTGTTAAAATAAAAAACATATTCCTTATATGTACTATCAATTCCAGATGTAAAGCTAATAGAGGCAGAAGAACTAGCAGTTTGTTTTGAGATAAATACTAAATCTCCTGTGCCAATACTTCCTACACTTGTAATATTTTTCACTCCATTGTTTGATAGTTTTATAAGTGCCATTATGAATCCTTTATTCCATAAAGTTTTATTGTACCAGCATCTATGTTGCCAGATGACATTTTAAATCTTACTCCATCTATTGCTGATGTAGTATTCCCATACCCAGCTATATATGATTCAATAGAATAAGAATTTAATCCATATCTTTGATACCTTGATATAAAATGTTTTACAAAGGTAGTTGAAGATGGTGCGAATAAAAATAAATAACCTACAGAACTTTCATCATCAGCATTTCCTAATGAGTTTGCTAACATTTGATCAGATGTAGATTGTGCTAAATCTTCAGCAGCTTGATAAGCAAGTGTACTAAAACTATCATTTTGTGCATGTTGTGCATTAAATAAAGTAGTTGTTTTAGTTACATTATAATTTGAACCACTATCGGTACTAAAATTTACATCAAATCTAACACCAGAAGAAGCTGGATGAATATTAATAAATTCAAACTTATAAATAGGATATGTGCTATCCAAAACAACTCCACCACTTCCATCTACAAATGAGATACTAGCACTTGAACTTGCAGTTTGTTCTTTAATCAAAGTCATAGCACCTGTAGTTAGACTTGCCATGCTTGTAATTGCACTTATGCTATTGTTGTTGTGCTTAACTAATGCCATATAATTTTATAACCCCACTATCTATATTGCCAGAACTCATTTGAAATCTTACTGCATTTATTGCTGATGTTGTATTTAAGTATCCACCAACAAGACATTGTACAGTGAGATTGTTATAATGATATTCATTAACATTAGAAATAAAATGTTTTACAAATGTTGTGCTTGATGGATTAAATAAACTTAATGTTCCTGAAGCTGATTCGTCATTTTCAGAACCTATCTGAACGGCTAATTTTTGGTCAGAAGTACTTTGTGCTAAATCATGATTTGCATTATATGATAAACTAGTTAAAGAATCAGCTTCATCATGATATGCCTCAAACCATGTAGTAGTTTTTGTTACATTGTAATTTGAACCACCATCAGTAGAACCATTAAATGTAAAATCAACATTATTAGTAGCTGGGTGTATGTTTATAAATTTAAAAACATAAGAATCATAGGTGCTATCAATATTACTTGTAAAATCTATTGTTGCTGAACTAGATGCAGTTTGAGTTTGCAATAGTGTCATTGAGCCTATTGGAATAGCAGTAGGCAAAGATGTTACTGCTGAGAGTGAATTATTTACTGCGAACTTTAGAGCCATGTTAAACTCCAATCAATGCTTTTACTTCTTCTTCGGTTAAACCTAAGTCTAAAAGTTTTTGTTTGCCAGATGCTTTTTTAGTTTCTTTAGCTATTTTTGCATCTGAATCTTCTTTTTCTACCTCAGTAATTTTATTTTTAATTTCTGATTTAGAAATTTCTGGTGTTCCATCATGATAATTTATTGTACAAGTATCTATGTCTGAACCATAAACAGTTACAACAGCATTTGAATTTATTTTTTTTATTGCTTTTATTATCATACTCATAATTTTATCCTTTTACCTCAAAAAGAGTTATTACTTGGTTAGTATTACCTTCTCCAAATTTTGCTGTATTGTTAGTATTAGTGCTTTTTAGTTGTGGTCTATATGTGGTTGCACTTGTTGTATTTGGACTATCTAAAAAGTGCATAGCTACTGGTGTTATTAACTCATTGTCGGCTGGTTGATTAATTCTATTCATTCCATCTGAACTACCTAAATTAGTTGAACCTCTTGCAATAGTATAACAAGAAGTACCACCACTATCAGTAGATCTTCCAGTAGATGTAACTAAAATTAATACTTTATTACTTGAAGATGAAGGAGTTATACTAGCATTTAAATTTGTATCTTGAAAAGAAGTGCTAGTTGTTGATGCTTCACTGCCAACAAGTGATGTACTAACAACTTGTAAAATTTGTCCAACACCTTTAATTAATGAGTAATCAATTCTTTTTAATGTACCAGCATCTGATACTAAAAATTCGTCTGTGTCTGCTGGTTCACTAGCAAGTTCTGTTTGACCAGAAATAATATCATCATTTAATTTACTTGCTGTAACTGTATTATCTGATGGAACTCCCAGATCGAGTACATTTCCAAGTATCATAACGAAGTCGATAACATCGCCTGTTGCTAAGTTTGATGCAAAGACTATGTTACTTGAGGAAATTGTGAATGAATCTGTTGGAGCCTGTAAAATTCCGTTAAGACTACAAAGAACATGATTGCTCGATTCTGGAAATACTGCACTTCCACCTACAGTTAAAGCATAAGTTGCTTGTCCATTAACAACACTAATAGCATCGCACTTCTGAAAGTTTCCTACTGTGGGTTCTTTACCTATGTATGGCATCTATTCCTTTGGGTTATCTATTTTAATTTGTTGTATTCTAGCTTTCCAACTATCAATACCTTGTTCGTTAATTTCTTCAAGTTGAGTTTCCCAACTTCCATATAATTTTTTTCTTGTAGCAATTATTTGTTGATTGTTTTCATAAGTTTGTGCTTGAGATTCTAAGGCATCTAATTGTGCTTGAGTAGGTTGTGCAATATCTAAATTCCATTCTTTGATGTATGCACCATTACCATCATCTTGTAAAATTACATCTGATCTAAAATCTACTTCTGAATTTACATATTGTTTTATTTTACTACTTAAACTTGCCATAATTTATCCTATTCTATTAATTTAAATCCACTAAATCTTGTATATGTTGATTCTAAAGTCTTACTTGCTCCAGCATTATGATAAATTGATACTGTTATTGCATCTGATTCAGCTAAATTTGCTATCATAGAATGTGAAAAATACATACTTGCACTACTATCAGGAGAATAAGTATTTTGAACTATATAAGCATTTTGACTTGCTTCTGAAAAATCTGATGATCCATTTTTAAAAAAAGCTAATTGAAATTCTTTATTACTGTTTAAATTTGTAATTCTACCTTGTGCTATAAACAAATATTTTCCAGCTTTTCCAGATGGTACTGTAAATGTATTTGAAGCAAAAGCACTATCAGTATCAAATACTTCTGTGTCAAAAGTTACTGTTGTGTTAGTTGTATTAGATATTGTTTGATCTGCACTTGGTAATGCTAAAAAGTTTGGAGTGTTAGTTCCACCAGCACTAGCAAATGTGTTATCGCCTCTTAAAAATGTTGTAGCATCTTTAGTACCTGTTGCAGATAAGTCAGCTAATTGTATTATACCATCTGTAATATCTGAACTTGTTAAAGCTGCTGGAGCTGGTTGTTTTCCAATGTAAGCCATTTAATTATCCTTATGTACTAATTGCGTCTACAGCTGATACCCAAACATCTAAAGATGTTGCTGCTGATGATTGAACTTTTAAAGCATCACCAGATTTTACTACAAACTTTGCTCCACCATCTAATACTTGTAAAGCAGACTTTGCAGGAATGTCAGCATCTTTTACTAAGTGTATGTCATTAGAACCATCATTGATAAATACTGATGCAGTTACTGCTGATGCTGTAACATTTGCAACAGATATACCAACGATTGTATCATAACTGTCAGCAGTAAATATTGTTGCTGCTGAAGTGCCTACACTGTTGCTTGTATATCTTCTAAAGTTTTGTGCCATATTTACTCCTTACTATAATGCAATCGCCATTGCAATCGCAAATCCATTTGATGCAAAAGCTGAGCTATCTACTGCAGCATCTTGCCAAGCAGAACCCGAATAAACACGTAAGGTATTGCTTGTTGTATTAAAATATAAATCTCCAGCATTTAGTGCATCCCCATCATTATCTACAGATGGATCTGAACTTTTAGCTCCTAAATAAGTATCATCAAAATTATCAGCACTCGCTGCCGCTTCCGCAGCTGAAGTAGCTGCCGCAGTTGCAGAGTTAGCTGCATTGGTTGCTTGTGTCGATGCAGTTGATGCAGAAGTTGATGCGTTTGATGCTTGAGTAGTTGCAGTTGTTGCAGAACTAGCCGCAGCAGTAGCAGAAGATGCAGCAGCTGTTGCACTAGCAGCAGCGTTAGTAGCAGACGTTGTAGCAGAAGCTGCGTCTACCAATAAATCCCATTTAGCTGAATCAGTATTTGTTGTTAAAGGTTGTGAGCCAGAAGATGTGTGCGATGTATTACAAATAAAAATATTATTTGTAGACGTATCTTTTACAATATCTCTAGCATTGTAATCTCTACTAGCAGACCAATTTCCAACAAAAGTTCCAAGCTCCTGCGTAACACTAATTTCACCATTACCATCAAATGCTAAAATTTTATTTGCTCTATCTGATGCACCTACAGCAAACTCTGTAGATGTCATAGTATTTGTTCTTGATAGTTTGATAGATCTAGTTACTTCTTCTTGTAACTGTTGTAATGTCATTGTTGCACGATCCAATCCCTCTTCATGTGATTCCGCAGGGAAAGGATCATTAGCGATATAGTCAATCGCTTGTGTTTGCGGAACTGCTCTTCTCAACACAACTGTTTCACCACTTGCTGGAATATTACCAGAAGTAAATACTACAGTTCCACCATTGGCATTTCCTGCACCAGTTACTGTATAGTGTGTGGTAATAGTTTTAACAGTTTCAGTTGCTGTTGATGATCTTATAATGACCTGTAAATCAGAGTCCGCAAAAATCTTAAATGTATAATTAAAGGTGGTAGTAGAACCATCACCCGAATATGAATTCTTTACTGTAGTAGATGATATTGTCATATTTATTTCCTATATACTATCTTGCAAATTTATCAATAACCATATTGTTCATATTCTTTACCACTAAAGCATTGTGTAATGCAAGAATAGATAAAGATTTTTTAAGCTCACTTTCACTTGGTCTATAATTAGGGTCCGTCATAACCTTAGTCAACATTCTTGTTGAATTGATTATATTTTCTCCTAAATCTACAGAAGGTATACCGGCTATCAATCTTGATGATAGCTCTGTATTTCTTCCATATCCAAAGAAATCTTCTTCAGAAAAGAAAGCATTAATTGTACCTATACCGGCAGGTATTAAGGTTGACCAAGAAGATCTAAGAAAAGCTATTTTAGCTACATTAGATGGAGATAATCTTTCTTTTAAATATTCTTCTCTGTCTCTCATTCCAAAAGAATTTATATAAGTTTGTACTGATGCAAATATTCCCGCACCTATCATTGAAGATGTGAATCTATTCCAAGTTTCAAAATCAAATCCTCTAGTTTGATCTAAAGTATATACTCCATTTAATAATTGTTTTTCATAAGCACCTAAACTAAATGTTCTAAACTGAATAATTAATTTAACAAAATCATTTGTAAACCATTTATTCATAGAAGCATAATCTGTTCTTTGAACTATTCTATCAATCCATCTACTTACACCTGTTACATAACTAGCTCTTGCTTCTATATCCCAATTATCTAAATTTAATGCTTTGAAATCACCATCCTCTACTAGTGCGTGTTTCTTTATATTTTTTGCAATACTATTAAATTCATCTTTAGTCCAACCAAGTTGTCTAAATCTAACTTGATCTCCTAATTTTAAATTTTGATATATTTGATTTGTTTTATATGTTTTAGAAAGATCAAATATTCTTCCTACAATTTTCATAGTTAATGCTTTTGATGACCATACTTGAGAAAGCATAGTCATAGGATTTAATCCAGATATATCTGCAACAAATCTTTTTGCTTTTCCAGATTTTATTTCAACATTATTTAGTCCTGTTGGTGCATCATCCATTAAAAATACATCATCACCTTCAAGTCTAGCAGTAGGTGAATTCATAAATTTATCTAAACCAACTGGCGCACCATAAGCCTGTAGTTCTTTTAAAAATGGATCTTTAATATCAATATTACCAGATCTTAATCTAGTAAATAAATCTTCAAGTCTTGGCATAGCTTTTAATGAAGTTAACCAACCAGCTTCACCTAACGCACCAAATAATTCAGCACCTTGAGCAAAACCTACTTGACCAAATAATCTAAGAAAGTTGTAGTCTCCAATTAATCTTGCAATTCTTCTAGCTTTGATACCAGTAGGATCATTTTTTTCTAAAGGATTTCTTCTACCTAATATTGAAGATGAAACAACTTCTAAAATATTTAAATGATCTTCTAAATCTTTTTGAGCATATTTAGTATTTTTATTTCTATTTTGTATTCTGTTTAAAAATCTTTGATACTCTTTATTATTTTTAAATCCACCAAATCTAGCCATAGCTGCTTGACCTAAAACTTGATTTGAATATTTATTAATAACTCTTTCTGCATTTCTATCTGTCAAATCTTTTAAAGATAAAGATTTTGTTTTACCTGTCTTAATAGACTTAACTTCTACCTTTGCAGTAAGATCAAAAGGTAATCTTCTTCTAGCGTTTGGATCTAAAGTAACTCCATCTTTTACTTTAAATCTTTCAGCTATAGCTTCTATTTGTTCTTTATCTAAACCTATCTCTTCTAAAAATTCTCTAAATCCTGCTTCATCTGTTCCTTGAAATCCTCTAGCAAAAGCAGCTTCATTACCAAAGTGTCTAGTAGAAGTAATGTTATCAATAATACCTTTAATCATTTTTTTAAATTTTTTCTCATCCATATCTGGAAGTTGTTTTCTTAAACCTGCAGAATAAAGTTCTGTAATTTTATCTATTCCATATTCATCTATTGCTTGTCTTAATTTATTTTGACTATGAGTATGAGGAAAATAATTTGTTATACCTCTTGTTCTTGCAATATCTCCCCAACCTTCTCTTCCACTTTGAGCAACAACAGTTAATACATCATCTAAAGCATTGGCACCTAGTGATGCATGATTAACCATCTCTGGTGTAATGTTATTATATGTTTTAGCAATATCTGGAAACTCAATAATATCTGAGATTATTTCATTAAATTTTTCTGTTTGTTGTGCAGAAGATAATTGAGTCATTCTTAAATCTTTTTTAAGAAATGATTTAAATGCAACATCACGACTATTATTAAATTGATATAATATTTGTCTCATTTTGTTTTCTTTAAACTCAATCATAGTGTCTCCAGATTTAGAACCAACAACAGGATCTGGAAAAAGAAGTTCTGCAATTTTTTTAACTTCCTCATCTGGTGAAGCATTCAATGATGATGACATACTAAATCTTGGAACCGGTATAAAACCAAATAGTTTTCTTTTACCTTCTCTCCATTCTTTTTCTATTTTTCCTACTTCATCTAAAGTATCATCTAATATTGTTACTTCTTTTGAATCACTTGTTATATTAAAATCATATTTGTTTTTAGCAGCTGCATCGACCAATCTTTTCTTTCTCATAAAAATATCATTTGGTTTTACATCTAATGATGAAGCAAAATCATTTATTTCATTTGTTTCCATATCTGCCATAGATTTTTTTGCTACCAAAGCTAAGTTGTTATATGACTTTGCTATATCTTTATTTACTCTTGCAAGTCCACCAATAGGTAAACCTAAAGCAAAACCACCATACAAAGCATAACGAATATCATCTGCATTTTTTAAAGGATCTAAAGCAACTAAACCAGATTCAATAACAGCATTTTCTGTACCAACTAATGCACCAAACTTTATTGCTCTTTTTATTCTAGCTATTTTTCCGCCATACATTAATGGTGCTAGAAAACCACCTGTTGCATAAGACAAACCTAAAGCAACTGGATCAGATCCTGCTGCCAAAACTCTTGCAGAAAAACCTTGCCAACCAGCACTATTCAATTCTCTTTCAACTTCTAATCTTTCATCTACTTGTTTTTTAATATGATAAAAATGTTCATCTGATCTTGCTTCTAAAAAAGCATCTTGAATATATTGTGGGTAAGTTTCTATTTCGTCAAACTGTTCTTTACTTACTTGATAATTAGGATCCGCTTTAAAATTTTGACTTAGACTATCTGAAAATTTATTATATAATACTACACCAGTATTTTCTATGTCTGTTGCTTTACTATATAATTGACCAAAACTAGCTGTGCTTTCTCCAACACCTCTTTGTTTGTTTATAAAATAATCTACATCTGTAGGAACTTTTGATAATGCTTGATTTAAACCAAGTTCATCTACAACAAATTTAACTTTTTGTTTTTGTTCTGGTTCTGATTTAATATCATTAATGTTAAATTTTTCGCTGCTCATTATTCATCTATATCTACATAAATACCAGATTTAGTAGCAATAATTTCTTGTGCTAAAACTTTAGATTTATTATCATTTATTTTCTTTCTTAATAAAAATGATTCATATCTTTTATCTTTACCAAAAGGATAAATAATTTGTTCTAATTGTTTTTGAGTAAATATACCAACTTCAAATTCATTTTCATCAAAGTCACCTTCCGCTGGTTTAAATATTACAGGTGTTGTTGGAAATGATTTATTAATAATTCTTATACCAGATAAAGATGTAGTTGATTCTGGATCAACATCTACTGCAATTAGATCATCAAAATCATTTAAATCTTTGTTAATTCTATCACTATCCCATAAATGTTTTATATATGCTTTGATAGAATCATCATGAGTATCTAATCTAAATGGTTTGATAGCAGTAAATTGACCAAAACCATCTACTTTAAAATTCATTTGTATTCTTTTTTCTACTTGTTTTAAAATTTCATCTTGATCTGTTGGTCTAACTTTTAAAAGAATAGAAGCATATCTTCTTACTAAATTTTCTATTTCATCTATATTATCTGCATCATCTGTAAAAAAATTATCTGCAATACTTTCTGCTGTAACTTTTATTTTATTGGCATCTGGTATTATAGCTTTGACATCTGGATTATTTTTATTTTTATAATAAGATTCATAATCATTCATAGCTGATCTAATATCCATACCCATTGTATCAACCATAAAATCTAAAGTAGAATAAAAATCTAATTGATCATCTGTAAGTTTCATTCCATTTTTTAAATAAGCTAAACCTTTTTGACCTTCATATAATCTGTAAAGATCATATCCAGCTCTTACTGTATTTGGATTTCCAGTTGTAGCTGCATTACTAAATCCTGCAACTAAAGCATTTTTATGTAAACTATAAGTAGCATTATTACCTATTGCTAATTCTGATAGTTGACCATCATTATATTCTCCAGTTAAAGCTAATTCTTCTAATCCACTATCTCTATCTTTTTGATCATAACCCCATGCTCTTTTATTTAATACAGCATCTTTAATACTTTCTAATCTATAATATTTTTCAGCTGCTGTTTCTAAAGTATCTAAATATTTAAATCTTTGATCTGCTGTTAAAAATTTGGATGATTCTGTATCTTTAACCATATTTAATGCTGATCCAAAATTTTTATTATCAACAAGATTATTAAAATCTACATCAAAAAAATCTTTGTTAATTGAATCTAAATTTTTTTGTTTTGTTAATTCAGAATCATTTAAATATAATGATCTACTTTCATGATTAGATAATATTTTATTTTTGTATAATTTTTTTTCTTCTTCGCTACCAAATTTATATTTACTTAAATTTAATTCATATTCAGTATTATAATTATATTCTTCTTGTTTATCGAGTTCTGCTCTTGCAAGTTTTTTAACATTATTACTTCTAACAATAATATCCTCATCAAATTTATTTGATAAAATATTTTTAATTCTTTTATTTTTATTTTGATTTAATTTTTCTTTTATTAAAAAATTAGCTTGTGTATTAAAAATTCTTTGTGCTTCAGCAGGATCAAATAATTTTCCAGCATTAGTTTCAATCTCATCAAGTTCAGTAGATAATTGTAAATATTGTTTGTCAGCATCTGCTTTTTCAGCAATCATTCTTTCTCTTTCATAATATTCAGCAACTTGCGAAATAGGTTTTATTAATCTTGCTGCAGGAGTTGCGGTTGGAGATATTTGTAATCTAGTTTGTAATGATGGAGCTTCAGTAGTTATATCTCCTCTAGCTGTATATGTAGGAATTTTTGGCATTAGAATGATCCTTCAGTTGATGATAAATCTGTTGCTGTTGATGTTTGTGAGCCTAGTAGAGATTTACCATAAGGAGCTAAAGCACTAGCAGCTTGACCATAATATCCAATCGCTGCTGCTCTACCTTCTTGTCTAGCAATTTGACCTTGCATTCTAGCAAAGTTAGCTTCTTCATATGCTCTTGATTGACCTATCTTAGCATTATATTCCATCATATCTTTTTCTATTTCAGCTTGTTCAGCGTTTGATCTTAAAATTTTTAAAGCAGTACCAGATAGTTCTGCACCAGATTTTAATACAGATACTTTTGTTTCAGATTGTAATTTTTGAAATTGTTCATCAAATCTAGCTAAATCTAATTCTAATTTATCTTGAATGATTTCTGCTTTTTGTTCAGCAACTTCAGCATTACGATTTTGTACTGCTTGATTGTATTTACCTGCAGCTGATGCTTGTTGTGCTGCGGCTACTGATGCTACTGCTGTTACCCAAGTCATTAAAATATCCTCGCGTATCTGTATTGATGTGAACCATCAAATCCATAGTGTTTCATTAATCCTTCATTCTCCAATCCTAACCACTCAGCAAATTTTATGCCTGTGTCATAATCTTGTCTTACAGCAGTTTGAACTCTTTTGATATTATTTTCTTTTGCTAATCGTGCAAAATTTTTTTTGATAGCTTTGGCAACAAGTAGAGGATGATCCCAAATTTTATTTGTTGCAATGACCCAACCTTCCGCAACACCACTCCAAATCATTTTCATGCCAGCTGCTGCAATAGGTTCACCATTAATCATACAAGTATAAGCTAATCCTTTTTGTTCCAAATTCATTGCGTCTCCATCAAACTTTGCATCCTCATCCATTAGAGGATGATTCATTTGATTAGATAGTATATATCTGCCATGCTTTGCTTCATACGGCACTACATATAGTATATTATCCATCATTTGTCTGAAGTCTAGGGTATAACGATAAAATCGTTAAAGGTAAAGGTTGAGTTTGTCTTACAAAGATAAACCCATCTGTCTCATAATTACCTCTAAACTCCACTTCTTTGTCTCCTGTAAAGACTCCTAATCCACTATCCATAGCGTCAGCAGAAGATCTAAATGGAATACGTTCCATATTAGATAAGTCTGGTCCAACCTCTACACCAATAGATTCATAGAGTCTTATTGAAATATCAAATATTCTTTTAGTTTTACCTTGAGATGTACCATCTTGTGATCCAGCATCTAATCTCATTGTTTGTAATAACGATG